TCTGTCCAAAGTCTTAAAGATGTAACAGGCAACTTACATTTTTGACAAATAAACTCACCAGTAAAAACTTTAAAATTTGTTTCAGCCATTGGCAAGTTTGTCCTTTAAACTTTTTTGTAAGTCAAGATCTTCTTTAACACGACTAATAAAACCTTCTCTGCCTTGAACCTTTGTGCCATCATCAAGTTGATACCAAGCACCAGTACGATTAACTAGCCCTACTGATTCTGCTGTGTCAACCAGATCACCAATGGCATCAATGCCAATATCGTCACCTCTAAAATAAAAATCATACTCACCATTCTGGAACCCTGGAGAGGTTTTAGAGAACTGTAATTCCCAGCGAATCTTTCTACCAATTTTTTCTTCAATTAACTTATCTCCTACTTTAATCTTTCCCTTAAGTGCTTGATTGTCTGACTCTGAAGAAAAGAGTTTAATAATACATGAGGAATAAAACTTAGTAGCCTGACCACCAGAAGGCTGCTGGCTAGTATACATAGCATTGATATTGTTACGAGACTGAGAAATAAGAACAAGCAGAGTTGGCTTAACTTTATTGTTTGCATAGTTAAGCATTTTCCATGCGTTACTAAAGTCACGGGATTCGGCTCCAATCTGTTTGGTGTTTTCTAATGCTTTCATTTCATCTGTATCTTTTTCAAAATAGATTGCTGGAAGCATTGATGTAATAGAGTCTACCACAATTAGGTCAACACCAGCGTTCATTAATCCAACACCTACATCTACCATGTCGCTAATAGTTCTTGCTTGTGAGTAGATTAGTTTTTCTGGATCTACCCCAAGAGTTCTGGCCCAGTCTTCTGAGTATGACATCTCTGAGTCAATCCATGCACACAACTTGCCCTCTGCCTGAGCAAGAGCAATCATCTGAAGGCACATAGAAGACTTTGCGGAAGACTTTGATCCCCAGATAAGAACCTGTCTACCATAAGGCAAACCGCCTCCAAGTGCACGATTCAAGCCAAAACTTGGAGTGGGTTGGTACTCATAGTTAACACCTACTCCGCTACCTAATCTCTTTCTTAACTTAGGGTCTAACTGTGCTAATGCTTCTTCTATACTAACTGACATGTACATCCTCCAATGTTACGGTTCCGTCTTTAGTCTTTCCAAAATCAAACTTATAAGATTTTCCTTCTTCAATATGCATATACGCTTTTGCAAAAGATGTAGGGAATACCGTAATAGAATGTAGGTCTCTACTTGTATCTGCAAGTGTAAGAGATGCCATTTTCTTTCCAGTCTTTGTAATTCTTGGTTTAAAAGAAACTACAAACATTTCATCATCCTTATATGGAAGTTGCTTATAACTTAAGAACTTCACAAGAGCATGGGATGATTCTTTTATCTCATCTGAAGGTATGAAAGAAACAATCCTGTTATCATTACAAAGAACCAAGTAAGAGCGACCCGTCTCAATAGTTGTATTCTCATCATCAAATATACCGACACTGCCAGTTTTGTCCAAAATTTCAACTCGTGACCATCCTGTTCCTCGCTTAATTGATTTTACCATACCCATAAAAATGTATGATCCCTTTTCCTCAAAATCCACAATATCCTGAATAAATGCATAGTAATGTGAAGGTATTGTAATATTAAACTCTGGAAGGTTTAAGTACTCATATAAGTTCTCTTTAATTTCCTGATCATTTCTAGCATTGTCATTAAAGGTTGCAGCACCAATTACTCTTAGTGCTTGTAGTGCACGGGAGTTTACTCCGTTGCCCTTGGTAAATGTAAACTCTTCAAGTTCTTTATATGAACTAAATGGTCGTGCTGCAATATATCTTTCTGCAATTTTGTCAGATATGTACTTGATAGCAGTGAGCCCAAACCGAATACCCTTACCCTCAATTTTAAAATCGATATCCGAATCGTTAATGTGAGGTAACTTAACACTAATGCCCATTCTTTTTGCTTCAATAAGATATTCAGTTCTCGCATCTTTATCCTTTTCGTTCTTTAGCACTGAGTACATAAACTCAAGTGGGTAATAATATTTTAGCCATGCTGTCCAATAGGATAGCGTTGAGTATGCTACTGCGTGAGACTTATTAAATGAGTACCCTGCGTGAGCCTCAAAGTCATGCCATAGGTCACGAGCAAGGTTAGGAGCAATAAACTTCGATGCACCCTCTACGAACTTCTCTTTAAACTGATCAAACTCTTTAGCATCTTTTTTCTTGCCAATGATCTTTCTAACTTTATCTGCTTCCGACATGGACATACCGCCAAGGTGTACGCATGCTTGCATAACTTGTTCCTGGTAAAGAATACAGCCATAAGTGTCCTCCGTAAATTGTTTTAATACTTGGTGAGTATAAGAAATATTTTGACGACCATGCTTGCGCTCAACATAGTCTTTTCCAATTGTATTCATAGCACCTGGACGAACAAGAGCATTAGACGCTGCAAGTTCATTTAAATTCTTAACGCCCATCTTAACAAGAAGGTTTGTATATGGTGCTGCTTCACATTGGAACACACCTTTTGTGTATCCATCTGATAACATTTGATAAACATTTGCATCGTCCATCTTGATTTTAAGAAGGTCAATCTTCTTTCCATCTCGCTCTTTAATTATATCGATTGTATTCTTAAGAACTGATAAAGTCTTAAGACCAAGAGCATCAATCTTAATCAAACCAATTCTTTCAGCCTCTTCCATGTCAACACCAACAACAGGAATTCTTTCATCTGATCCTGTGGATGATCTTGTTTCTAGTGGTGCGTACCTAAAGATTGGTTCTTTTGCAGTTACAACACCAGCAGCATGGATTCCTGTTCCACGGATTCGACCACGAAGTTGTTCTCCGTAAACCTCTACCTCTGGATACTTCTCACGAAACTCTCTGGTAGATTTTGAACTACAAAAATCATCCCATGAGTCTACAGTCTTTAGAACCTTGTTCACATCTGATAGCGGAATGTTTAATACTCGTGCCACATCTCTAACAATTCCTTTTCCAGTAAACTCAAGGAAGGTAGCAATAGATGCAACATGTCGATACTGTCTAACTAGATAATCTTTTACTTCTTCACGACGAGTATCTTGAATATCTGTATCAATATCTGGAAAGTCATTGCGCTCTGGGTTAATAAAACGGAAGAACAAAAGATTATGCTCAATAGGATCAATGTCTGTAATCTTTAGTGCATAGCAAACAAGAGAGCCAGCAGATGAACCACGACCTGGACCAACCATGATCTCTTCTTTTTTTGCCCAGTTAATCATATTACTTACAACAAGGAAGTACGGAGCAAACTTTTTATCTTTAATAATTTGCAACTCTTCTTCAAGTCTGTCAAGGTATTCTTGGTTTTCTGACAAACCACGCTCTGCCAAACCTTCTAATGCAACCTTGGCAAGTTCTTTGTCAGGACTCTTGTACTGTACTGGTAGAAGGTTTAGTCCTTCTTGAATACCATAGTCTCCTACTGTATCTGCTAATAAGATTGTATTTGAGTAGATGTCTGGTCGATCAATACCCTGCGATTCCATCGCTGCTTTAATCTCTTCATATGAGAGCAGGTGAATATCAAACTTATTAAATGTTATCTGACGATCTTCGCCATAGAGGTAGTCAAGGCGTTCCATCATGCTGCCTTTTTTCTTTGACTTCTCATATGTTGCATCTTTTACAAACTTGCCGTGTGTGTTCATAAGCAACTTAAACTCTTGAACTTCTTTTTGTGATGGATCAACATGGTGGCAGTCTGGTGTGACAATAACTTTGATACCAAACTCGTCTGCAAGTTCTATCAAATACTTATTAATGTGTGCTTCATTGTGAGGCATAACTTCAACATAGTAATCATCTCCAAAGCGTTCCTTAAACCAGGATAGATACTTTTTAGCAAGAGCAAACTCTTCTTCTTCAAGTGCTTTAACTAAGACGCTACTTGGGCAAGCAGAAGAAACAATAATTCCCTCTTTATACTTTTCTAATATACTAAAATCAAAACGTGGCTTTTTAAAGAAACCATCTGTCCAAGATAGTTCACTGATCTTGTTTAGGTTTTCTAAACCAATTTGATTCTTGGCTAGAAGGATAATGTGATTGTAGACAAGATCTTGTTGACCTTCTCTTTCAGACTTATCTCGTGTATCAGATATGTCTGCACACATGTATCCTTCTAGACCTAGAATTGGCTTAATGCCCTTTGCTTTTGCAATACGGTGCAGTTCCCTATGCCCAGATAAAGTACCGTGGTCAGTGATGGCTATTGCAGGCATCCCTAACTCAACTGCACGGTTCACGTATTCTTCTGGAGTAGCAATCCCATCAAATAAACTAAAATGGGTATGGACATGTAAGCCGACGTAGTTCATATTACCAATCAGCGTTAGTTGCTGAAGTGGCAGATGGGCCATCAAAGCCCAAATAGAACGCTTCTTGTTCTGCGTATGGAACCTTGCGTAGTGCAGATTCTAGTGGGTAAGGCTTAATGTCTCCCCAGTTAAATGGTTCCTTGTCTGGTGCAGATGGAATAAGAGTGTAATTGGTTTCAGTTCCCTGACCATTACGCTTTAACTTCCACTGTACATTTGAGATGCTTCCTGTTTCAAGTGCATACTCACGAATTGTGTTGAATGATGATTGCTTGCTGATACCCATTGACCAGATTGCAACATATGGTGCTTCAATGCCATCGTCTACAAGAACGTTGCAATAGAAACGAAGACGTGCTCTCCAGCCAGCCTTTGGATCCTTGCGGTGCATTTCTTCAGCCCAGTCACGACCTTCTGTATCCATTGTGTCTACAGCCTTGCGCTTATAGTCCTTTGGGTTTGTGTGTTCTGATACAACAATTGCTAGTCCACGCTCTGCGTTATAGTTTGCTGAATCTTCATCTAGTTCTTCTAAGAATCTAATCTTTACTGATTGTCCGTCAGCAAGTTTTAGCCACTTAACCTTTGGACCATCGCCACCCTTTGGGCCATCTAGTACTGGACCCATTTCTTTTATTCCTCTTAGTATTGCCATGTGTTTTCTCCTTTGTGTTGTTATGTTAGTTTAGCATAGACTGTATTGATTTGTCAAACTGGAAGTCCAGTTCTTGAATTGACTTATCGTCCATGTCGCCTATATCTTTATATTGTTTATTTAGTTGTATAACAGATACACGAGAACCAAGTTTTTCAACTATCTTAGTTTTCATATTTCCACCTGCTTCATCGTTGTCTGCAATAACAATTATATCATTAAAGTACTTCTGAAGCAATTCTATTTGTATGTTTGATACGTTAGATCCAAGTGTTGCTACTGCAGGAAATCCACACTGGTCAAGCCTTATAGCATCAAAGGATGATTCTACAACGTAAACTTTGCCATAACTTTTTACCCTGTGCAAATTAAAAAGTGTTTTTGATTTTGGCAAACCTGGAGTATTCTTAAATTCTTTTCCTTCAATTGATCTTCCAACAAATCCAATTGGTAGTCCTTCTGGACTATGAACTGGAACTGTCACCATGTCCTGCTTATCTGAATACCCTAAAGCAAACTTTGATGCAGAAGACTTTGTTATTTTTCTATAACTAAAATAGTCTTTTGCTCTATCAGATGTTAAAAGATTATTGTGCAAACGTTTAAGAACTAATTCATCAAACATTGTAAACTCTGGTTTTTTATAAAGAGCCTTGTCAATATCAGTCTCGATACTTGTTTCAACTTCTTTGCTCTTAATAAATCTTGCAGCCTCAAAGTAAGTCCTATTTGACATATGCATTACAAACTCTGTAAGTCCAGTTACGTGATGACAAGCAAAACAAAAAAATGTTCCATTATTTTTATCTATTTCTCCTGCAGGAGTTCGATTGTTGTTGTGATATGGACAAAAGATTATATAGTCTGAGTCTACCTCAGACTCAATGGTTACACCTGTTCCTGTGAGAACTCTTTTGATTTGTTCTTTTGTGTATAGATTGGTGTGCTTCCGTCTATTCCTGCTATCCATTCGCTTTGTTTTCTCCCCGTATATATCCCGTGTACTGTTAGTTGAAATTCAAAATATTTTTTCTTATGATTATAGTCTAATGTAAAATCTGGCAATATGTCAAGTCTTGGTACGTAACCTGATAGTCGCATTTCTGATTCAAGTAGTCTAACGTACTCTTCTTTAAGTCTGCCAAGGGCTGACTCATCATGTATAACCCCATCAAGGTAGAACTTTTTGATAGGTTTATGATGATAGAAGGTAGGAGGAATATTTTCCTTACTTTTAGACATACCATATTATAACTACTTATCTTCATAATCTTTATATCTGTAATATCCCTTGTCAAAATCAACTTGGACAAGGAAATCTCCCATAAATCCATTACGATTCTTTCTAAAGGCACACTCAATAATATCGCTGTTTGATGCTCTACCCAAAGCAATAACCCAGTCAGCATCGTAGGCAATCTGTCTTGACCAAGCAGTTTGTCCCAAAGTAGGAACACCGCTAAGATCATTTACATCGTCTGGGGTGGCAGATGAGATAGCAATGATAGGTACTTCTTCACCAATAGCCATTAGTTTAAGTTCACGTGAAAGGTTCTTCATTCGTACGGTTTCATTATCTGACTTCTGGTTGGGAGCCATCAATTGAAGGTAGTCAACGATTACAAAGTCTGGCTTGTACTGATCAATCTTTCCACGAAGAACTGAAGGATTAATTTCTCCACCCTGATCATTTGAAATGATATGAAACTCTGGCTTACCCTTTAAATGTCTTTCATGCCAAGCCTTAAGTGTATCTAACTCAACATCTCCGTTAGATAGTTTTCTGTGTGACCAAAGACCTTCTCCCATGATTGTAAATACACGGTTACGGACTTCTGTCTCTGACATCTCAAGTGAGATTACAAGGGGTGTCTTACCCTGTTTCCAGGCCTGTACAGCAAAGTATAGTGCCATCCATGACTTTCCTATACCTGGATATGCTAAAAAGACTCCTAACTGCCCTGGCATAATTCCAGAAGGCAGATAGTTATCAAAACCTGGAAGATTGGTTTTAATTCCAACGTGACCTGCTGCTTGCTGAATCTTTAGATTTTCAAAGTATGCAACTGCAGACTCGAGATCAGTTACATCAATATCACGAATCGCTGAAGTATTTTTCTTTAACTCTGATGTCTGTGTAATTAAATCATTTAGTGCAACGTTGCCCTGATTATTCTGAACATTAGTTGCTGCAGACCTCAAGATATCTTTAAGGCTATCGTTTAAGTATTCGCCTTGCAACTCTTCAAGGTGGTGCTTTGTTGCCCCAACATTTGGAATTGGAGAGAAGTCTCTAAACTTTTCTGTAACCAGTTCTGCAGGAGGAAGTGACTTGTTATTTTCAAAGTAGAGTCGTATGAAGTTCCAGATATCTCCATGAGTTCTAAGAAGGTTATCTACGTTTGCCTGTAATAGCACATGGATCTGCTTGTCCTGAAGAACTGCAGTGATTAGTTTAGACTCTGTATTATTCACTTAGCCACTCCTTTGCCATTCTTCTACGCTCTGCTCTCTCTTCATCATCCCGTTTTTTATCTTTTTGTGCCTGTAAAATTTTTTCTGCATTGTATGCAAAGTAATTCCAAGATGGATTCTCTGCAACTGAAAAGTAATACTCAAGTATATCGTAACAGCCAGATAGTCCGTATGATTCTACAAGGCCATCTGAGGCCCACTGTTCTACGTTTAAATTAAGTGATGGCTTTGACTCGTACCTTGCGGTATGATACTTGCTGTATCTTGAAAGCAAAGCCATACGGTCTTTGCGTTCGGCCATTACTCGTTAATTTCAGACTTTGCTTCGTTAATCTTTTCAGTCAACTTGTCTTCAACAAACTTGTAGACTCGCTCAAATGCTTGATCTGGAGTTTCTCCATTACGTCTTGAATCTACAATACCAAGATCAAGTCTTAGTGATTGAAAGTTGCCAAGGTTAAGCGTGTATCCTAATGTAACAGATACCTTTGTGTCTTCGTTTTCCATTTTCATACCCTTCGTTAAATAGATTCAGACCAGATTGGAATGAATCGACCATCTTCAGTTCTCGTATATGTAAGTATACCATCGCCCATTCTTCGTGTCAACTCTTGTTTGCTGGGCGTAATATCATTTGTAATTAAATTATCTTTTCTTGGTCTGCCAATATGGTGTGTAGCAAGTATATCACGGATCTCTCTTACTTGGGATTCTGAATAATATGATCTTACTTGAAATCCTCTTGCACCACCCTTTTGAGATCCCATTGGAAATGGAATAACTCCTCGTTTCATTAGTGATGGCATATACTTTTTATGACGATTAACTAAATCAGCAGTCTCTCTTACTGTATATGCTCTTTCACGTTTCTTTTTAAAATCAGAAATTAGACAACTTTCAATTTGATCTTTTGTTATATTGTATACAGACATAATGCCATTAGACTTATTTAGGTGATGTACTCTTACCAAGTCTCCATTTAAAAACCAAACTTTTTTGTTCCCTGGAATTACAGGGAGGACATTGTAGCCTTCGCTCTCAATACTTCCTTTTTTAGTAGCCATGATCCCTCCGCAGAATTTTCTGGTTGGTTGTAAAAAATTCTTGATCCACAAGAAATGCAATAGGTTTCAAGATGACCTACCGTGCTGTATTGCCTATCTAAAAACATTCTTCCATTACATTTTTTACACTTTAACATTAATTAGGTACGCCAACTATAATAAGATTAACACTTGTTGATACCAAACCAGTACGATTAAATTTTACAACCCCATCTACTCCAGAGGTTGTTGGTTTATTTAAAACTATAGAGACATCTGCTCCAGCAGGTGTTCCTCCTACATTTACTACTGTAGCAGTTACTACTGGAGGAAACTTAAATTCACCAGCAAAGGTTGAAGCAAACTTAAGTTCATCATTAGCGGTAACATTTTGACTAGTAGTTGTAACTTTTTCAATTTTAGTTACAACTCTAACATCTGTTATTTTTTTATTTTGTGGTCCAGCATCTTCTGTAGCAATAGACACATAGTTATATCTTGATGACTGTGTTTCTTTTGACAGATCGTTGACTGCTTGTGCCAACTTAGAAATATATGCTACATCTAGTGGTTGACCACGCTCAGGTAAAGGAATTATTGCCATAGTGTATCAATTATACCATTAAATCGATATCGGATTCGAAGTAAAATAGTCATTGTCCTCTGAATAAACTTTTGGATATGTGCTTCTGTGTAGGGACACTAATAGGGTAGATACTGATTCTGGGATAATAGTTTTATATTGATTAGTCAATGTAGTTTCCATATACTTCCAGTCTTCAGTTCCATACTTAAAATAAATATCATAGGACACAATTATCTGATCTCCTTTATTTGCCCAAACCATATCTACAACTCTATTTGTTACAGAAACAGAGCATTCTATTGGAGTAGTTGTTTCAACAGGTAAAGAATAATATGGAGACCACTGAGAGTATCTGTTTTTATCTTCAGAAACAATCCTATATCTTACAGAATATCTTTTTGTCTTTCCATTGAATGGTGGAAGGTCTGCCTTTTTAACTGTGGCTTTTTTTATTCCTTGATCAGCCACTATACAACATCCAAACCAAATCTAAATTCAATGTGATTTGTAGTGTTGGGAAGTTTTGCAATTGGTTTTGATCCTGTATTTTTTATAATTGAATAACCAGTTAATCCATAAAGTGGATTTAAAGATGTGGTATTCTCTAGCCTTAATGCATCAAGGCAGACATAGTAATCACCAGAAACTACTTCATTTTTTATTACTGAAGCATAGAACTTTACAGTATCAACAACGTTCCAAGTAAAACCAGTGCTCTTAACTAACTCTTCAAATTTTTTAACAGATACAAAGTATCTTCCTGTCGCAAAGTCTACACCAGAATCAGATTCTTTTATAACAGTTTCAAATCTTGCATACTGCCCCACACCATGGTCATCTCCTTGTCCAAACTCTAACATAATTCTTACTTCATCTGGTTGAACATCAGACTCTCCATTTTTATTTATCAAAGAAAAGGCTAATCGCAAATCATCTTTTGGAGATGCCTTGTCAAAATCCAAAGATGCACCAGTTAGGTGTATGTGGTTGCCAGAGGCTATCGCAAGTTTTCCAGTTGAAAGAATGTTGATTGTTGAAAGATCTCCACGTAAAGCCACCATATTGTTTAAAAATCTACATCTTTCTCGTCTTGCCTCACGCTTTGGAGTAGTAAAGATTGGGTTATCTGCATTTGTTTGAAACACTACATCTGTCTTATTTATAATATTATTTAGCCCTGTATCCAGAGTACCTTCATAGGACTCGATAGCCACTGTTTGCTCTGCTCCATGATACTGCCAGTTTTCTTCAGAACTAAAAGAAAAGATTGTTCTACTATCGTTTGATCCTGCAGAAGGGTTTGACCCTGCCGAGAAAACCCCTACCTCTGTTATTTCATATCTTTCTAAGGTTGGTAGTTCTGCTGTAAAAACAATCTTATTAATATTGTTTTCATTTACATAGCCCCTTGAAGTTATTGGTACACGAAACATCTCAAAATCTAAAGACTCTTTGTTTTTTATAGCATCATTTTCTTGGTTAGAAAAAACATGATTTAATGGAACAGGCTTTGCTCCACAACCAATAGCAATGTAAGAAGCATATGAGGGTGCTTGACCCACAAGATACTTTGCTAAAATTCCTTGACCTTTATCAGTTATCATTTATTTCCTCACTAGACAATTGTATCATTAAAAGTCTCTTCCTGGCTAAGTATTTCTATCTCAACTTGCTCGTCGGCTTGAAGGTTTATTACATTTACGATAAGGTCACCTGTTAATGCCTCAATATATACGATTTCTTCGTTAGGTCCCGTGCCTTTTTCTGGTAACTTTTTTTCAATACCTATTGAAAAATTTTTAAAATATGTATCCGCTGTACCTTGAAGTCTAATAATATTATTAGAGTTATAGTCAAGTTGCACCTCTTTTAAGTTTTTAACAATACTGTAAACTATGTCTTGACCATTTATAGCATCTGATCTGGATATATTTATTAGTTCATGACCGCCAACGTCTTGGAAAAGAACCTCTAGCATTATGTCTTGTGCTGCTTGATCATCTTGAGGGTTGGTTAATCTTAAAAGTGCTGGGCTTGCAATTTTTATTGCATCTTTTGGATCAGACTTTGTAGTTGAGGTGGCTTGGTTTGCTGTTGAATCAAGTGCCATTATAGTACCTCACTTAAAAAGACAGACATTTCTGGTCCATCAATACTTTTAGAATATTCTATATTGTATACAACAAACCTGGAATTATTAAGAGCAACCTTATTAAGGTTGTTTTCAACATAATCAATAGATACTATATCTCCCAATTGAATCATAGGGTTTGCAAATATTTTTACTCCTATAGATTTTCTTGGCTTTGTAATTTTTTTTACTAGCCAAGACATTAAATTTTCAGCATCGTCATGCGACTGGATATATGGAACATCTAATGAAAAATCTTTTTTACCATAAAGCATTCTGCTTGTTTTTATGTCTTGATAATTTCTTGTTGTCTTGTTTACAGATGTTATTAAACCATCATCGTCAAACTGTGGATCTGAAAGATTGCTATTCTTTGAAAAATAATCATCAACACTAAATGTACTTTCTGTTTGTTCAGTAAATGTTACACCACTAATTCTCAAGTAGTTTCCGCTAGTTGAATCAAGATTAAGTACTCTGTCTGTGGCATTAAAGATTAAGAATTCCGCACCGTACGATCCGCCTCTAAATCCAGAAACAACATAACCTTTTATGTCATTAAAAGTTGGACTGAGTTGAGCATATAATGCTGGATAAGCAGTCTCATATTTAAAATTAAATGAGGCAGCCTCACGCATGATTGTTCCAAATTCATCAAAGTACATACTAAACTTGTTTGGCTCAGAAGAACTTATGCCTGATAGGTATGATGACTGAACTGCTCCACTCATTGCGTATTTTCTTAATGAGTCATTTGCGCTTATTGTAGAATCGCCAAAGGCACTTGATATTGGCGTGTTTAATTGAAATGAAGTATTTTCTGAGTAATTATTTGCTAAAGCATAAATATTTTCAAACATTACTCTAGAAGACCCTCTGACAAATAGAGCCATATTATTGTATACTGGAAGTGGTTTTTCATCAAAAACTGTAGCAATTAGGTTATTGTTTATATATAAAAAGAATTTTCTTCTTGCCCCAATGTCTTGATACTCTACAGATAGATCATAGACAGTTGGATTTTTTTCTGCTGCCATTCTATACTGCCCTGTAAACTTTCCGTCATCTACAAAGATATTTGCAAGACCCTGATACAAGGTAACTGGAACTGCTGTAGGACCAAATGGTCCTGATGGTCCTTGCTCTATTTTATAAAAAATAACGTTATTAATATTTTCTCTTTCTTTAGAATTTAAACTTGTCGCTCCTAAAGCAATTATTTCAAAATAGTATCCATTGTTTGTTGCTGGATTGACCATAACTCCAAGACCACCAGACCCACCAGATATTTTAATATCTTTATCTGCAGTTGTTCCTGGAACAATAAAGAGATCTGTTGCTCCAATTGCAGTTTGTCCACGGTTTGGATCATTCTCAATTTTACCAACAATTCTAATTCTTGTTCCAAAATGTTTAAAATTATTTAATAATGGTTTATAGACATAAGAAATAAAATCTGCTGAAGGATCTGTTGTTTTAAAACCTGGGCCATTCATCACTAATGCTGAAGATTGAATTGTTCCAGGGTTAGTAGTTGACATTGCCTGTAGGCTAGACTCTGAAACATACTTTGATGAAAGCATGTTTTTAATAATTCCGTTTCGTGATGATTTTTGAGCAAATGTATTTGACAATAAAGTTTCACCAATATTAATTCCAGCAGACCCTACAGAGGTTGTGGGTAAGGTTTGGTTCTTTCTAAATAAGTATTTGGACTCCATATTACATCCACGAATATTGTTGTTGTCTGACCAATATGGATCTATTCCTGCTCGATGTTCAGTAATGGTGGTTCCAAACTGACCTCTTCCATGTTTTGCTACCGCTCCATTTTTTAATCTGCTTAGACTGCCAACATCTTCATAGTTTGGCTCAGAATAAATTCTTACACGTCCTGTTGGATAAATCTTTCCATTAAATGGTAGTGATGAAAAATACTTATCATATTCTTGAACGCTACTTATCCAAACATCATTATACCCTGATACATTATATTCAACAGCATCATACTTGATTATTTCTCCGTTAGCATAAAAATATCCATTATATCTTGTTACCCAATAGACTGCTTCTCCAAGATCGATTATATTGTCAATTACCCTGCCACCAGAAACACTGGGTGGGGTAGCAGTCAAATCTGAATTTAAAGGAATGGCAGCAAGGGCATAACTTGACATATCATTAACTTCTGAGTTAATAGATTTTGTATTTTGTGTTCCTGATACTTCCCAAATAGGAACTGGCTTATATCCCCAAACCTTTTCGTTATCAAGTAGTCCTGCTTCTCTGTAAGTTCCAACACTTCTTTGTAGACCCCTTGTTGTGTAAGATATCTTACCGTCATTATATACATTATTATTTTGTTCGCTAATCTCTATAATATTTGACAATTTATCTTTTGTGTTTTTATTTTTAACTACCCCTGCATATTCAGAATCTGAAGAACCGTAAAACGTCAGATCTGTGGGTCTTTGGGTTTCTGTTGGCATGATGTATTCTTTGCTCATCATTACAAAGTTATTATATTCGTCAAAGAACATTGCTGTCTGTGTTGACAGGGCCAAGTCTTCCAGTATTTGAGCAATACTCTTTTCTGGAGGAACAAAAAAATATGGAATAACCATTTCTGACTCTCCATCAACTCTTTTAAAAATATAATTAGAAAAACCAATTGAGTCTAGCAAAATAGAAACAGCAACACTTAAGGATGTATTGCTTAGCAGAAGTTCTGGGGCAGTCTGAGATTCAAAGTACAAGTACAAATCTCTTAAAGTTAAAGAAACATTTTTAGATTGATTGTCTATTTTAGGAAATCCATCAGAGTACAATGTTTTAATAGGAACATAATATTTTACTCCTAAACCATCTGTCAGTATTTCATATATTTTTACTTGAATGTTGTTTAGTGTATATGAAGAAATAATACTATTTGTATTTAATGAATTAAAGGAATCATCAAAATCAAAGAGTTCTACGTTTCCAGTAGATGCAAGAAGTTGTCCAACTGGCATACCACTAACTCCAAGATCTGAAGCACTCTTGTTTACAGAAAATGAGATTAGTCTATCAGACAAGTCTGCTGCAAGTCGTGGAGAAAACTCTATCAAATCAAAAGTAGAGTCAAACTTTTTCATAGTATCAACTACAATTCTTATACCAGAAACATATTCAAACTCTTTATATTTTAATGAGCCATTAAACATATAAGATTTTGGATTGCTTAAGTCGGTAACAAAATTTGTAAAACTATTTACTTCTGAATCTTCAAGTTTCCAGCCATAGACTGGTAAAAAAGTTTTCCATTGATCTATATGCCATATATGATATACACCAAGATCTCCAGAGTTTTCAATAACTAAAAATGCATCACCATTTTTATTTTCAGATTCTGGCATTAGTGTTGCTGATGGCAATTCTCCACGGTAATTAAATATATCTGAGTATACTTTTGGAACAATTAACCCATAAGATAACTCAACATATCCATCTGGACCAACAATACTTGTATTGTCTTTTCTTTTATCCTGACTTGAAAATGATACTGCATCAACCCAACTATTATTTTTTAATACCTGTATCTTCCAGTTTTCTGGAGTTGTTTGATTTGTTTCTCCAAAATGAGGATCTAAAAACAAATTTGTTTGATTTGTATATGAGCCAGAACTAAATGTTCCGACATTGGTCTGCATCTTTATAACAAGCCTATTTGCTGGAACTTTGTTTTTGTAAACAACAAAAGGCGCTGCATCTTCAATTACATGTCTATCATTTATAGTTTTGTTTGAAATTCCATATTCTACACTATTTTCTGTTCTAAAAGAAGTCCAGTATTTAAATGGATCTTTTTTATCTGGCATGTAGTACCTTGGTCTTTTTGCCATATCCATACTTGGGCTATGCAAAAACTTACCATTAAGAAAAGTTGCCTTATTAATTCCAGATCTTGGTCTAAAAGGTTTTAGGCAGTCTTCTAGAGAATACAACATCTTAAGTTTTTCTTTATTAGTAGAAATAAAAGTAGGGTCTCCATTATCATCAAACCCTCCATCTATAACTACATCTGCATCTGTTCCTCCAGTATAGTAGTTTCCAAAATCTTTGGCGTCAAAGGTGTTTGGAATTGTTCTGTATGGTGATGTGGCTTGGCTTGGTCTATATCTATAATTTCCAATTTTTAAAATATTTGTAGCAATGTTCATGTTCCATTCAAATATTACAGAAGACTTTGTTTCAATGGATGAACTTGTTTCTATGTGGCTTAATAAATCTTTGTCTTGAAACATTATGCCTCTTCCAGCGTTAAGGACACGTTCCAAAAATCAAAGTTTAAACCACTTCTCTTTACAACTGAATAGTTAAAGTCTGAAAAAAATACTTCTACCACTTCGTTATATTTGTTTATATTATTAAATCTTTCGTCTATTGCAGTTCCCTCAAGGTTTTCAAAATTTGTATATTTATCATAAGCAAGGTAGACCCAAAAAGATCCTTTGTGATTGTTATACCAATCAAGAATCTCTACGCCTCCTGCACCACCATCAGTTGTAAACTCTAATGGATTTTGCCTTGTTACTGTTTTGGCAAGGTCAGGATTTCCATCAGAATCAAACTTGGCATATGTATCATAGGATCTGGAAGGCAACATATCCCAGGATACTGTTATCTGTAATTTGTCAGCAATATGATATGACCTCATGCGGCCATTAATCATTCTCTCCCTTTTTTCTATTCTGGTGGTACTAAATGCTATAGGTGACCTATTATCATCAGAGAGTATCAGAAACTCCCCAGATCCGTCTGCAGAGGCGCTTAATGACCCTATCTCGTCTCCTGATGGTATGTGGAATCCATCGATCTTTGTCCCCTGATTATCTGCAAAGAGCATTGCCTGTGGTCTTTGATATTTTTTGCGACCAGACATATATAGATTATTTGTCATTAAATTCTAACTCCTCTAATTTTTTGTGAATCAACGCTCTTTATTTGAGTCATTACTGCTCTTGCAATTTCATCTGGGTTTGAATCAGATTTAACATTTACATTGATACTATAATTATACACTGAGTCCCCTACAGTTGAGCCATTATTTATAGCCTTCATAGTGTCTGCCCCGTGAGACTCAACAGCATACTTACTCATTACAAATTCTCCTGGTGTTAGCATTGCTGGTACGATGTCAGTTCCTCTTGCCAGCCCTCCTGATGAAAGTGCCTGCATTGCAAACCTTCCTCCCAGTCCACCACTATTTTTATTAACTTTGTTAGAAACAATATCTTCTAAAGTAGGGTTGCCTGCATTAGCATTTATTGCATTATATAAAGAAAGACCAGTTAATCCAGCAGCCCCAATAGCAGTTCCAGCAAGTGTTGCAACAGATGCTTTACTAGTTCCAATTTCTGAGACTGAGTTTAAGGTTGGTTTAGCAGGATTAGTAATTGCTGATCCTGGCAATGTAACATATTCATCACCAACCTTTCTTATAAAGGTGTCTGGAGTTGCTATAGGTTTTAGATGCATTCCAGGGATGTTTCCTATTCCCCAGTTTGTAAACTCAGTTCCAGGTCTGTACCCAATATAGCCAGCCTTAAGAATTGCCTGCATGTATGGATCTGTTATGTCAGAATTCATACTATCAATTGTTGGTGTATACTTCAAGCCAGTTTTTTTCTGGTACTTTAGTGCAAACTTTTTCTCTTGCCTTGTAGACAGAATGCCTTTGCCTGTTAATACTTTAAGAATTGCCTTTGGTGTTAGTGATACGCCATATTCAAAAGTCCCAAAATTCCTATAAATCTTTGATGTTTCGGCGCTAGTTGAACTATAAAGTCCTGGACCGTGGGCTGCCATAGGTCTTGAATATGGATCAACTCTTGCCGTTAATTCTCTTTCTAAGGGAGATGGGAAATCCATAATTTCTTTCACTGATCTATGAACACCCAACTTCATTTGTAGTAATGCACCTAGTGGTCCTGGAACTGATTCTATAAATGCCTGCCTCTGATAGTATGCTTTTCTTTCAGGTGTGAGGCCAGATTCTGCTGAACGTTTCAAGTTCCATAGAAAACCTGTATCTCCAAATTTCTCGTTTACTTTTGATTTTACTGAATCTTTATAACCAGTTAACTTGGCTTTAATTGGGGTTGCAATATCAGATGTAATATTTTCAAACATGGTACTGTATGAGGCTTCAGATCTACTTCCACCTTTTGGAATCATAGATCTTTGTATATATGACAGATCCTTATAGTTTGTCTCTAAGTTACTAATTGCGTAAGGGTTAAACTCTTTTGCTAGTTTAGCAACAGGTTTTGCAAGTGGTGCTGTAAGTGCTGATCCAAATGCTTTTATAGGTGGATATGTTGATCGTTTATTTGGGTCAAGATAATTCCATGCGCTCTCTATTGGTTTCTTGGCACCACCAACAAAATCTTTTATCCCATACTTTGTTTTATAAATTAAACTAGATAGTTCTAATCCTACTTTTCCTGTATTTGCAAGAGAAGAAAGAACTTTTTCAGTCTTGGTTGGGAAGTAAGGTTCTGAAAAATAATTATCATCCCAAAGGTTTGGATCTTTGGGTAGTGGGTTTGTTGGAGGGGTTAGGCCTTGCTCTACTAAACTTCCAGTTGGTGTCGATGCTGATGGATTTAACTTGGATGATAGTTTACTAAACATGTCAATACCCAAGCCTTTAACAGGATCTGAAATAAAGTTTTTTACACCTTGAGGAACTATCTTGCTGGCAAATCTTCCTAATGGCTTTAATAATTTCATCAAAGGAATAGGAATAACAGATAGTCCAGCCGTTAAGTTATCCCCAGCATTGGATCTCATTTCTTTACCATCAATTTTAGCCTGAATCATTCCTGGTATACCGCCATACTTTGCCAAATCGTAGCCAGTCTTAGCAATTGATGGCAATCCAAAGAAGTTGGCAACTTGTTCAAATTGCTCTTTTCTAAATCCTGGTTCAAATCCACCTCTGGTTTTGCCAGGACCATACTGGTATCTGTTTTCACGTACGCCTGGAAGTAAACTATTTTGAGATGTTTTGCCACTGCCCTTCCCCATTGATGACATTCCTAAGTAATGTGGAACCATTCCACCTTTAGAGAATAGTTGTAGGCCACCAACACGGTATACACCACCACCAATACCGCCCATAGAAGCACCAGAACCTGCATAACGGTCTGGAGTCTTATCAATACCCATTCCAGGGCTGCTAGATGCCTTTGGCTGCTCTGCTAATTGATGCCAGTAGTCAGAGAAATTTGCTACCTTGCCACTAAATGGAAGTCCTGGAATCTCTGTTCCGCCCCATGGATCTTTTCCTGTAGTGTTAAATATAGGCTTTCCATTTTTATCAAACCCTATTGGAGAGCCTTCGTATAGTCTTTCTAATTCTCCCCAGTATCTTCCAGTTGGACTTCCAGTAGGCTGGTTGTTAGCATCGTAGGCAGACTTTGGTTTACCTGATATTGAAGAACCAAGGTTTCTAACTATGTCAAGTACTTCTTTTGGAGTCATTGCTTTATTATTTTTTGAATACTTTTTATCATTAAGGTTTTTAAAGAATTTTGATCCGTACTTCTTTACTGCAGACCTTTTAACTACAAACTCTCCAGGTGTAAGCATTGCAGGAACTGTGTCTGTTCCTTTGTTTATTCCGCCTGTTTTAAAATATTTTGGTCTAACCATTCCACCAGTAGCCATGAATCTAAAAGAATTAAGGCCTCCGCCACCGCCTACATTGTTTGCATCATACTTAGGAATTGTTGCATCATATGCAGCCTGTGCTGCAGCAAGTCTTGCTGCTGCTAATTTAAACTGTTCCTCAGATCTTCCATTTTCTGCAATCCAGTCACTATAGGCTTGTGCCTTATCTAATTCTGCAACCACCCTATCAAACTCTGCTGCTGCTGCAATATCTTCTGCAGTACTTACTGGTGGTACATATGCATTTGCTCCAGGACCCCCAATTGCATTTATTGCATCTTGAAGTGGTCCAGTAGTTGGTGCTGCACCCGCATACAAAGATAATGTTTTAACTATATTTGCCCAGGTTTGATCTAGTTCTCGTGCTGATGCAAGCAAGCCTGCAAGGTCTTTTGAACCATTGAGAGCAGCAAAGGCAGCACCTGCTGCATCTAATTGTGCGTTAATTGCCGCCCATGCTATTTTTGTATTTCCAAGAACTGTGAGTTCTGCTATCTCTTTATCAATTCTTGCTTGTATTACTTGATTCTGATAAACAAGTGCATCTATTCTTTCTTGAAGTGGCTCAATAGATTCTTCTTCAATCTTAGAGATTGCATCTTCAAGTTTTCTAATACCACGAAGTGCCAACTCACGACTTTCTTCGTAACTATATATCTGATCTTGCTTACCAATAATCATTTCCAATATAGAAAGTCTGGTTGGATCGTTTTCCATATCATAAATTTTTTGTGCATTTAAATATTGTTTTTCATTTATTTGTTCTGCTGTTAATCCACTCTTTGGACCTACAAGACCCATTAATTCATTTTGTCTTGCTTGCTCTAAAGCATCTGATTGATCTGATTCAAACTGTGATGCACTTGCTTCTCGCATTGCCTGCACCGCCTGCGCTGCTGCAGAAATATCTCCCTTTGAAAGAGCATCTGCTAAATCAAGTTGATTGCTTTGTTGCTCTACAATATTTTCATTAATCTTTTGAATCTCTGAAAGAGCATCTGCTTGCTCATCATATCTCTTATTTACTTCCTCTGCTGCATGATTTATAATCTCTAAGTCATTTGAAAGAACACTACTTTCATCTTGAATCTTTTTAATAGCACGATCACCAAAGAGTGGGTTCGTTTCTAGGTCACGACTTAAATCATTAATTTCTTCATTTAAATCTTCAATTGGTCTTGTATAGGACTCTTCAATTTTTCTTTGACCATCTTCTATTTGATCATTAAGTTTTTCAATTGTTTGTTGGAACCCAGCGATCTGAAGTTGTTTATCTGCAATTTCTTTTTCATTTGCCCTAATTAACTTGGCATCAGCACCAAAAAGTATTAGACCTTCTTGGGCTGCAAACAGGTCATCGACAAGTTGTCTTCCATTTTGAGATGCTTCCTTTAGATCTCCTTTATTAAGTGCAACTTGTATATCAATTATTTTTCTTGCTTCAATATTATCAATATAGTCTGCAATAGCCTTGGCTGCTGATTCACCATTCTTTAAACTTTCTACTAACATCTTTGCTAATTTTGGATCTCCAAGAACAGCATCAATTTGATTAACGCTATATCCAAGTTCTTTCATTTGAGAAACAAGAAGTGGCATATCTGCATACAACCTAAATTCTTCATTTGCCTTAATTGCATTATTCAATGTTGCTTGGCGCTCAAGTGCGGTGTTTGCTAGTCTAATATTTGTAATATAAGTTTGCCAGTCTGGATCAGAGGAACTTATTGCTCCACTAGCAAGGGCTGCAGCCTGACCCTTATCAGCAACAACTTCTAAAGCCTGGGCTGCGCTTAATCCGTTTCCAATTAAAATGTTGTATGCCTTGGATTGATCTTGTATATCTTTTATTGTCTCTTCATTAGCAAGATTAAAGGTACCAAGGTTTCTTTCACGGTACCCTTGATCAACAGCCTTGCCAGTATCAGTTAGTCCCTTAATTGTATCCTTTGATCTTGCCTTACCTTTTTCAAAAGTAAAGAGGGCTCTGTCACCTGTTAATGCTGCTACCTTTGCAAAGTCTTCTGCAGACATAGAATCAATTGCTTCTCTAAAGTCTTTTCCAACGCCCATCTTTAAAAGTCTATTTTGAATACCATCAAATAAATTAAAAGCATCTTTTTGTGTTTGCTTGTTTGTAAATGCTTCAAGCAATGACTTTACTGGAGTAAGAGCATTAAATGCATTGTCTCTTACCTGCTTCAATTGCATAGCCAATGGCTGTAAGAACTCAAGTGGGTCAGCCACCTTTACAGGAGGGTCTTGACCCTCATACTCAACACCAAAGATTTCTTTAAACTTGGCTGGATTTGCAGCAAAGTAAGCGGCTGCCTTTTCTTTAGCAGTTCTGTCCTGAGCCCAACTTGGAATCATTCCCTTTTGCATTAATTCATTTGTTTGAATCTCGTCTTTAGTTCCAGCAGCCTGCAAATAACCCTGCAGAATCATATCGTCTGTAACCATTGTTTCAAGATTGAGCAACATTGTTGCTGACATTGTAAGGCCATCTCCAACAAGCGCTTCCCAATTATCGAAAATGTATTGATATCTTGGATCTCCCCCTAATTTCGGGTCTGCCATTATTTTTAATTCAGCCTTTGTTACGCCTTTTTTCCCGCCTAATGCCTTTACCATGTCTGCAATTCTTTGAACTTTTGCCACACTATTATCATTAACATCTAAGTTAATACCATAGGTTTCTTGTATTTGAGACAATGCAGCAACTGCTTCTTTAATGCTATCTATCTGTTCTTGTCTATCCCCTCTGGCTTTTGCTCTTTGTTCATCAGTTGTAGCGTTTTTCATAGCAGCGTCATACGTTGTTGTATCATTTATCATTGCTGTAACATTGGTTTTTTGATCAGTACCAAGTCCAGCCTTTGACATTAACTGTGAAAAAACAGACGCGCCTGCAGCGTCACCTTTAAAAGTAGTATCAACTAAAATATTATATTCTTTTTGGAATGGTTCATTACTAAGTAAATCAATCAAAGTCATTGGATCGATTAGATTACTTGCAAACTGCAACTGCATTTCTGTTTTAAATGCACTATCTGGCATAGTAGCAAGTTGTGTTAGTGCTGCATCTTTAAGTGCTGCTTGTGGTCCTTTTGGATATAACTCATCTACAGCGCCTTTAATGGCAGCATTCCAAGCATCTTCTCCAATTTTATCTTTAGATGCTAAGATTGTATTAATTTGGTTTTTATTTTGTGCATTTACACCATCAAGTGCTGCTCTTCTTTCTTCCTGAATTTTTGCTCTTTCTTTTTCAGTTTTAGCAGTTTTTAGTCTAATGTCATACTGTTTGTTTAATGAATCTATTAATTGCTGATTGTTTGCTAATTCTTGAACCATTAACTGTGCACCAGCAGTTTGAATTTTAAGTGATGCTGCCTTTGCATCTCTTACCTGGAAGTATGTTGATGTTGTACCAAATGTAAGGACAGACAGTGCCTTATCTAGTCCACTCTTTTTGGGATCATACCAGTCTTGATAGATTGCTGGGTTTATTGCTTGCTGAATTCGGTGGCTTAATCCCTTTTCTCCCCTTCTTGCTGATTCAGAAGATGCCATGGTTCCACCTGAGCCAATGAGTGTTGATGTGTTCTCATTGCGGTCAAATATCTTAACTCTACTAAGTACACCGCCAAGTACTGGGCCCAACTGATTAGCAGTCGATGCAATTCCACCATAAGAACTTAATGCATTGAAATAAGAAAAACTTTGTTTTGATGCATAGTCAATCATCTTGTTAGAAGTTTCGAATGTTTTTTTGTCAATGTCTAAGGCAACCTTGAGTGGATCCTTTTTAATATTTTCTCCGTTAGGACCAGTAATTTGAATTATTTCCGCAGCAATATTTGCAGATAGAGGATAGTCTTTTAACTCATTACCTATTGCCATAGCCAAACTTCTTGCTTGATCTGAGTCTATGACACCGCTAAGCATTGCTGCAGATAGTTGAACTCCCATGTTTTTTCCAATATCAGCACTTGAGAATCCTGCCTTTACTTGTGTTTCTATATCTGCAAGTAATGATTTTCCAAATTCTGACTCAAGTATTGTTTGTCCAACTTTGCGCTGTTTTTCATTTGCTCCAACAAGTAGATCTGCTCTTTTTCTGTCTGCTGATTCAGATGCTGAAACAGAGTTAGTAATTTTTGATAATTCAATTAGTTTGCCCTTAGTCATAGACATGGCATTACCTAAAGCAATACCTTCTTTTTTGGCCTTGCTCAGTGCCATATTAAATGCAACAATTGCTCCTGCTGCTACAAGAAGTCCTGCAGCAACGGCTCCTACTGGATTCATAAGCATTGGGGCCATTCCTGCTACAGCAGATGCGCCCATCATTGCCATTCCGCCCTTTTCATTTCCAGCCATCATAAGACCCATGCCTGCAGTTCCAAGAGCCGCTGACGCTCCACCAGAGAATCTACCAATCTTTTCTTGACGTGCTATTCTTTGATTTTTAATATTTGCTTTTTCAGTTTGCTTTTGATTCTTTAAGTCTCTTCTTTGGTTTTCTTTTACTGCAGCATTATAGTGCAATGCTTGCTGACGATTAAGTTCTGCACGGCGCTGTTCTTCTACATATCTCTTTCTTGCATCTACAGTTTGTCGTTTTTGTATTGCTGCCTTTTCTTTTTGTCTTGCTGCTTCAGTTCTTGCATCTTTTTCAGCAGCCTTAACTTGAGACTCTTTAATTTTTATTTCGTTTTCTGCAAACCTTCTAAGAGTTCTATCGATTTCAGCCTGACTAAATCCTTTGCTACGTAAATCTAATGCTAGTTGTCCCTGTTTTACTGTAGGATTTTTTAATCCTGGATCTCCCTTGATTTTTCCAGGCATAGAGAATCCAGGAATCTTTCCAAATCCTCTACGGAAACTTGCAAGTTGGCTTCTTGTTGCAACTCTTTGTGTTCGTGTTTCTGTCGTAGTTCTTCTATCTCTTGAACTTCCACTATCGGCAACTGCTCCAGCAGGCTTTGCTCCTGTGTTGGCGTTTGTTAATTTTGTTACTTTGCCAGTTTTAGTGTCAACCTTGAATTCATTATTTGGATCTACCAAAACTTTTTGACTTTGATCTACACCACTTGATAGATTAAAAACTGGCTTTGAAGAGTCATAGTATCCTGTTCCAATTCTATCATCAAGAAGCGCTAGAAGACCCTTGGAAGCATTAACCTGTCCTAGTTTTGGAAAGCCCTTTGGCTTTACTTTTTGTTGTTTTAAATATTCATCTGCTAGAACATCAAGTTGTGCAGATTTTTGAACTAATTTTATATCGTCTAATGTTGTTGGGTGTGCCCCAGGCTTCATATAATTTGCTGCTTTTTCAAACTCTTTAATTTGTGTTGGTGTTAATCCAAGAGGATTTCCATTTTTTGCATTCCAGTCTAAAATATTTTGAGGTCTATTTTTTGTATTCATGTAGTTGTTTAATAATCTTAGGTCGAACATTGCTGATCCCTTTGAATACTTTGCAGGACCTCTTCCAGACTCACCAGTTTTTTCTACATGTGATAACTCAGATCTTAGGGCTGTGGCAATTTGTTTTTCAGTATATCCCAAAGACTTAAGTTTTTCTCTTACATTCTTTAGTGGATCATTTTTACCTGCAACCATATTTGCTGCTCTAAAATTTTGTTCTTCTGCATCCAGTGCTTTCCAAAGTAATGAACTCTTTGGTACGTTTGTTCTCCAGCCTCCTCCCGCTTTACCTTCGGGACTCATAGCATCTCTTAATCTTGAAGGCATATTTATTTTTTTATCGCTTACAAATGCACCATCTTTTTCTACTAATCCCATCTGGTAAAAAACTTTTTTCATAACTTGGTCATAAGTTTTTCCAGCAGTGTCTCTTCCAGCATCTAAAGATTTTTTATCATAAAATAGGCCGTCTCTGTAAATCATGTTTTCTTTTACAAACTTCATTAGTTTGCCTTGGCTCATATGTGTTGGTGCTGGTTTTTCTTTTCCTAGTGCAGCAAGTACCCTGTCTCTTTGCTCCTTGGGCAATCTTTCCAATTGTCCTGCTGCATCGTTTGATAAACCTGTTACAAGTTTTTCAATTTGTGCCTTTGACTCTGGAACATTTTTAAATTTTTCAAAGTCTCCTAATTCTAACTTAGTAACTCCTTCTCCTGCACGAGCATGAATAGGGTGAAGCGCTGCCCAATCTGTCTTTGCTCCATCTTTAAGCCTCTTGAGCATATTTCCATAAACAATTTTTTCTTCTGGGTTTAAGTTCCAAGTTTTAAGAAGTTTTTCTAGTCTTGGAACTGACTTAGCAATTTCTGTTTTTATCGCTGCATCATAATCTCTTGGAGACATTGATGCTGCTACTCCAGATGTTTCCTGTGCAAAGAACTTCTTTGCTCCACCCTTAACTCCAAGAAGATTTACAACTGCCTGTTGCTCCATACTTGGCATAACTTTAGCAAAATCTCTAAACCCAGATGCTCTATCAAATACTCCAGCAGTTCCAACATCTGCTAAAACATTGCCAGACAAGTTTGGTCTTTGTAAATCCTTATCTCCTCTTAGTGTTGATGCAACCAACTGCTTAACCATTTCAGACTTTGAGAACTTACCACTCATAGCAGCAATTCTAGGATCATACGGAGACTCAATAACAATAAACTTTCTTTGTCCTGTTGGATCTGTTGGGTCCATCATTGTTTTGATAGTTTGTTTTGGAGATACAAGGCCATGAACTTCTCTAGCAATTTGAGTAGCACGAACTTCTGCTAAGGCAGTCTTCTCATCTATTGTTGGTTTTACTACTACAATTTGTCCATTAGGCTTTCTATATACCCCGCCAACACCACGTGCAGGGAAACTTCTTCCAGAAAACGATTGAAGCATTGTTCCAAAATTTGTTGGTGGAACAGATCCAAATTGTCCAAGTTTTACTTGATTTGATATTTTATCTAAAATCTGTCTAGACTGTGATGCTTCTGCAGAACTCTTTGGCATACCAATAAAGGTTGGACCAGTTTTCTTTTCTGGATGTGGTTCGCTATATCCTTGACGAGCATCATCTCTTTTCCTATTTCTTGCTTGCTGTGCATCTCTTACTGCTTTTGGTCCTGGAGATAGTGGGATTCCTCTTCCAGGTCCACCAGGAAGTCTTCCAGCCATAAATCCTGGAACCTTGTCTTTAAACATTGCACTAATAAGACCTCTATATTTATTTGTTGTGTCTGTAGGGATGACTGCTTCTCCTGGAGAAAGCATTGCTGGTACTACATCTCCTGCACCCTTTGGTCCAGGAACACTAAGGATTCCATCCTTATACTTTCTTGTTGGAGGTAACTTGCTTACTGCTCTAGTTGCACCTCCCCTTCCTCCAGCAAATAATGCTGGATTTTGCGATGCCATGCTTCTCATTTGAGTACTTAATGAGTTGTATGATGCAGCAAGAGCGTTTACAGATGTTTTTTCAACATTAAACACTTCTACTAATCTTGAATGTGTTTGATGAAGTTGGTTAGAAGATGCAGCATTTTCAATCTGCTCTTGTGTCATGTAGTTAAATCCTGCACCCATTATGTTTGTTTGTCCGTTTAACTTGGCAATACCACCACGAAGCATTGAGAATAACTTAATTGCATTTGCAACTGCGTTCATTAAAAGACCAAATGTCATCAATACAATTGGTCCAAGACCTGCAACTGCTGCAACGACTACAGCAATAACCTTCTTTGTACTATCTCCAAGACCATTAAACTTTTCAAATAGTCCACCAAAAAACTTAACTACTGGAGTTAAGGCTTCAAGGAATATTTTTCCTAAAGGCATGATGTCTTGTTTAAACTGCTCTATTGCTGCCTGAAACTTAACTCCAACAGAATCTTCAATTTTTCCCATTTCTCGCTCAGATAAGATTGCTAATTCTTCTACTGAGGATCCTGCTAAACTAAGAGCACGTGATGCTTGTGAACTATCTTTTGTTACATTTTGAAATAGTGTTGATAAACGAGAAAATTGAAACTTACCAAACATTTGTTCAATTGCTCTTGCACGATTAAGTGGGTCAAGTGTATCGAGTGCCTGTGCAAAACCAATAATAGTATTTTGTAAATTTCCAGCATTTGCCTCAACAATACCTTTTATATTTATTCCAAGGTCTCCAAGAAATGCTGCTGCTTTCTTTGATGGGTTGATCATAGAGGCAAGACCAGACTTTAATGCGTTCGCACCTTCTGATGCGTTAATTCCGCCTTCCTTCATTGCTGTAAGGAAAAAGGCTAGGTCTTCAACACTTCCGCCAAGTTGTTTTATAATTGGTGCTGCTTTTGGAATTGCAATAGTTAAGTCTTCAATAGATAGAACAGTTTGGTTTTCTACTGCGTTAAGAAAGTCAATTTTCTTTGCAAGTTCTTCACTAGACAAACCAAAAGCATTTTGCAAAGAAATAGTAGTTTCAAGTGCTTGCTGCTGCTCTATCTGTCCAAGAACTGCTAACTTTGTTGCTGTTTCAACTTGTGCTGTTAATGCTCTACCTGAAAAACCTGCTGCTGCTGCGGTGCCTGCCATTTCCATTGTCTTAGTTACAGATACACCATACTTAGTATATTCAGTTGCTAAGGCCCTGATATTTTCTACTGCTAGATTTACTTCTGATTCATTAGTAAAAGCATTTCCATAAACACGCTTAAACTTTACAATTGCTGTTTCTAATTCTCTAAATGATTTTGCTGCTGCTGAACCAAACAGGGCAAGTGGCATTGTAAGACCAACCATTAACTGACGACCTGCCCACTGAGTATTCTTACCGAAGTTAAGAAGTTGTGTAGATCCCTGCTTTAAGAGTTGATTAAGAAACTGCTGTCTTTGAGCAGCATACTGAATTCTTGTTCCAAGTTCAGTGAACTTTCCACTAGCCATTTGTAGGCTTTTAGGCATAATCCTGATTGCATCCATAAATCCAGCATTAGATTTGTTCATCTGGATGTATTGTGCTTGTAAGGCTTTTACTCTATCTCTGCGAGCACGATTTATAATTTCTCTTTCTTGTGCAAAGGCTTTTCCCATAACACGAGTATTGGCAGTTGCTGCTGCCATTGTGTATCTGTAGTACTCACGAAGTGATAGTTTATTTTTTTCTAATGCAGAAGTAAAGGCCAGTGTGCTTCCTGCAACTTTAACTTGACTTGCAGAAAATTTTCCTGTAGCCCCAACAGACTGAAGCAGTTGAGCGTTTAAACCTTTTTGAGCATTTGCTGCAGCCAGGTTACCCTCAGCAAGTGATTGATGAAACCTGCTGAGGCCTGCCTGTAAAGAACGTAGTTGTGCAAGAGCGGCAGTTGTATCAAAATTAATATTTATATTAGAGTTTACATCTGCCAATTCTCAATACACCTCTTTTTATTTTTATTTGTTTAGCGAACTCATCAATGCTGACGCCTCAGAGTTTTGAAGTCCTGATGCTACATCGATGATTTGATAAACAGTTGGAAGGTCTAGAAGTTCTTCTAGTTCCTCCTTGTTTTCTGCCAACTCTGGCTTGAATTGCTTTAGTGCTATTTGTGCACAGTCAAGGAGAATGTCCATTGACTTTTCGTTATCTTCTGAGGCATCTGCCAATAGTGAAAACTTAGCCATAAATGGTCTAAGAAGTGATAACTTGAGTGGTCTTGCTATAATTTCTGTACCGTCAATTAGTGTAATTGTCTTGCCGTTTGTATTTTTAGTTGTTGAAGGCTTGTCAGCCATAGTCTTCCTCCTTATAGGTTAACAGTTAATTATACCACGCTGGACGGCACAGATTCGTCTAATCTTTCATACTCTAAGCCCATGCCAATTCCAAACCCTGCTTTTTGTGCATTAATTCCTTGAAGTGCAACAATGTCTTTAGAGTCTGATGCCTGACCACCACTAAATACCCTGGCTTTCATATCTTCCCAAGCATTGCTCTTATTGCTTGCCTTGTCTAAGTCAACACCTTGCATAGCAGCAAGAAACTTTTTTTGAGAATAGTCAAGATCTCTTTTTACCTTAAGTGTTGCCATAATCTCTGGCATTGACATAGATGACTCTAACTCGTCATAGTCTTTCCAAATCCCCAGCAAAAATACTTCCGATTCCAACTCTGCTAAATCTAACTCATCCCATGTAGATCCGCTTTCTGCTGCCTGAGACTTTACTGGCTCTTCAGATTTTTCATTTATTTTTATACCTGCTGAAAAATCTAATAACTTATAAATTGTTGGCATATCAATATTATCTTCTAGTTGTTCTTGAGTTTTTATTTTTGGACAGTATTGCCTCATTGTAATTGTTGCACACTTAGAAAGATAGTGCATCGCTTCCTCATCATTTTTTGATGTCTTTACATTCTCAAATTCATCTAAAAACAACTTTAAGTATTTTATCTTTAATGGAGTTATGTACAGTTCTGTGCCATCAAACAGTTCTATTATTGAGGTTTTGTATATTTCTGTAGGCATTATATAAGTATACCAAATAGAAAGGCCCAACCCCGAAGGATTGAGCCTCTCGTATATTTAGTTGTATTATGCTGGGATAGTGCGATCTACGATCTTACCGTATGATGCATCATCATTTGGAAGAAGACGGAATGATACTTCGAACATTGTCGCTTCATCTCTCTTTGCAGATACTGTTACGCTCTCGATTGAAAGAGCACGGTATGCTACATAAACTCTTTCGAGTTGGTCTGATGCTGCACACTCTCCTGTACCTGGACCAACTGCAACCAAACCACGTTCGACTGGGCATTCGCCAATGTCTCCTGCTGAAAGATTGAGTGTTGGGTTTCCTGATACTGTTGATAGATCATCATCCTTACCTGCTAGTGCAAATAGAAGATTCTCTAGTGTTGATTCTGCGAATGTAGTATTTAGGTTTACCTGCATGCCTTGCTTGAACAACTTAGCAACGTCAAGTACCTGGTCTACTGCTACTTCGCCGAAATCTGGCTGGAATTGAATTTCCAAACCATTCATTGTGTATCCAACATTGCGGAAATCTGCATCATTTGACAAAGTTGTCTTATATGATGTTCCTGCTACGTATGCTGGAAGTGCTACGTCTGTGAGTACGCCTGCTTCATGTGTGAAGAGGGCTGCTGCTCCAACAATAATATTGTTGCTGCTACCACGTGTATATGCCATATTTTTCACCTCTTTTTTTTCTTTTGGATTAAAAGGGCTTGTTTCCTCACCTTAATTATAACACCCTTTTTAGATTGATCTTTTTACGATTGATTCGTCTTGGTGATACTCAAAGTCTATAATTATCTTATTTCCGCCATATGTTCTGGCTGTTCCGAAATCTATTATATCTCTGACTTCTTCTAGTTGGTATACCTTAAATTTGTGGAAATAGAATTTGTTAGTCATCCCGTCAATAGTTTTGCCTACTGCCCAGCGATTAATATCTTCTGCTGTTTCGTCTTCACCATCCATCAAGCGCAATACTGTTTCTTGAACCTGAACCATTGTTTCTGTAACACCCTGTTCAGTTGCATAAAAATAATATAAAAGTTGTTCTTGTTTTATATGTGGGAATGGAGACCTACGCATGCGAACAAGCCTATCCCAAGTTGCCATAACTCCAGCATAAGGATACCTTGTTGGTCCAACGGCCTCGTCTGTGCTTAAAACAACCCATTGCTCTGTGACCTCATCAAGAGATGTGGGCCTGGATGGAAAAAATGGAACACCAATTCCTATAGATGCTGTTAAATCTGTAACACTATCTCCACGAGTTTGTTTTTTAACTAAAGTAGCAAGTTTTTCTTGAAGGTATGTATTAATCCATAGCACTGGAGTATTGAATGTTGAAGTTGGTTCTGCCATTATCCGACCTTTCCTGCATCTGCTACCCAGCGATAGCCTGTCTTAAGCCCTAAAGCCCTACCGCCTCTTTTTGCAGACACTAAATTCTTTTTATAAATTTGTGGTGTCTTGAAGTACTGAAGTAGTCCGCTGGAACTTAAGAATGATTGTCTAAAGTATACACCAAAAAACTTATCAACAATATTTTCAAACTGACCTTTTGTATTTCCTCCAGGATTATCTACTGTAACTGGTGATGATGTATAGACCTCTGTACCATCTACTTCAAATCTTAAAACATTTGCTTTCTTTGGTTCAATAGTAATAGACACGCCATCTTCCATAATTCTTGCTTTATCGTAGAATGGAACATTAGATCCATTTTTAATTGATGTTGATTGCTTTAAAGATGAAGTAAATGTTATTCCAATATTACTAATCTTATAGTCTAAATCAAATAGCCTTGCTTGTGGGCTTCCGACCTTTTCCCACTCATAGATATGATGAAGTAGTTCTGGAGACATTTTTGCATTTACATCAATAAACTGCGCTGCAAGTTCTGATATCTTTGGGGCTAAGGATGCGTATAGTTCTATCTTTCCTTTTTCAATTCCCTCTAAAAATCCAGTAGAGTAGTTCATTATATTGTTAATTTCTCTTTGAAACTGTCTACTATCTATTCTTACGCTAAGCATTATACATCTACCGCCTGATTCTCAGACCTACGTATGACCAGATTATAATACTCTATCCCACCAAATGGACCAACGTATGGTTCTTGTGTTGCTATTTCAAATATTGTAGACTTGCCACTTCTTGGACCAGATGTTTCGATATAAATCTCATTACAGTTCTTGTCACGAATGTTTGTTAATATTATGTTTGTTATTGAGTGAGGAGAGTCTAAACTTGATATACGAATGTCTGTTTTGACTCTTCCAATTAAACTTGTTCTTTGTGTAATGTTAACGTTTGGCCTGACCTCTTCATTACCAGCATTTCCAACTGCGTTAAAGTTTCCTGCAATTGTTTTATCTAGAATCCAAGTTTTCTTAACATTGCCATAAGTTCCCTGCTCAACAATCGGATAATAAATATCTGCTTGCATTGGAAATATAAAATCTGGCTCTTCGCATATCATTAAATTATCCCTGGCTTGACAATGGTCTTAACATATTTGTCAAGTATCTTATCAACTAAGAAGTTACCAGTACCGCCAAGCATTGCCTTATCAAACTGAATTCTAAACTGATCTGTATTGTATGATGTAACATATCTCTTGTAGTAGTCTAACTTACCACACTTAAGGTCTTCAATTAATAACTTTGCTGCATACTCAACATCATCAGGTACTGTTAGATAACCATAGTCTACAACAAATGTATAATCGTATCCTGATGGAAATGCTATTCCTTCATATCCATAATATCCAAGATCTCCGCTTGCAAAAGGAAGTTTTTGTGCTGTTGATTCATACCTATTTAACTCACCATCCTGTACTCTTTGTATAGCGGTTTTGTCTGATGTTATAATATACTGATACTCATTTAGGTCTGGTGTTGATCTATCATAGACTAACTTATTGTTTTCATAAACCTTGAATACTCTATAAACCTTTTCCCATAAAGAAAAATAGTCTGAGCCATTGCCAGTTCCAACTATTGTTATCTTTTTATTATAAAATCCTTCTGGTACAAATGTGTCTATCATTGACCTTGCAACTAATTCTAATATTGTGTATTCGGCAATCTCTGATGCCGTTGTTCCTAATGTGTTTGGGTTTACATATGGTCTGATTAGTTCGTAGTATTCTTCGTGAATTAATTCTTCACCCTCGCCAATTGTAAAAATTTCAACTCTGTAGTTATTGTCGTATCTTCCAGGAAGTTGAATATTAATATTATCTCCTGTAGACCATTCTAAAAATTCTAAAACCTGTACTGAAAGGTCCGCCATATCTGTTACTCTTGCATAGATATCTGCATCGCTGTATCCTGAAGGAACAACAAAGTTTACTATGATGTCATCATATGGCGGAACTCTCAATATCTCCATATTTTACTTACCGAATTCCTTGGCAACTTCTTCTGGTGTGGCTATGCGGATATGAGAACGAGTAAGCCACTTTTCAGCAGCGTCCTTTTCAACAATGTTATAGCCACGGTAGACCTTGCCTACCTCTGACCATGTTACATTCTTTGTTGAATAAATGGCAACAGTATCTTTCTTTTCTGCAACCTTTTCCTTCTTCTTTCTTTCAGGTGCCTTTGGTGCTGTTGTTGCTCCAATGACTCCTTCCGCTACTGATCCAAGTGCCTGAACCTCTTCAGGTGCCTGGTATGCAGGTGCTTCGACAACTGCCTGAACTTCTTCTACAACTGGAGTTTCTACAACATGCTCGACAACTGGTGCCTCTACAACAGGCTCTTCTGCAACTGGTGCTTCAAAAACTGGTGCTTCATGTACTGTTTCTTCTACAATTGGATTTTCATTAATGTTTTCCATAATTCCTCCTTGTTAGTATTATATCATTATAAGTAATAAGGGGAGCAGGAGCGTTAACTCCTACTCCCCCTAAATTGTACTGTTTACAGATTATGCATCTGCTGCAGCATCAGCGAATGCAATTGCATCCTGCTCTTCCCATTGAATACCGAAGCGAACGAAGACTGTATATTCTACAGTGTCCTTCTTTGGCTTGTATTCACGGTTTACTGTGATGTCACGCTGGAATCCCCATACACGGTTCTGTGGGAATGTCAAGTCGACATATCCTGCAGGGTAGTAAGGAACTTCCTGTACGTCAATTCCTAGAACACGTGTTGTACGTGCTCCGCCGAATGTCTGTGCTCCACCGTCAAGGTATGCCTGACGATTAGTTGGAGTTCCGCCAGCACGTGAAGCGAATGCTTCAGCAACTGCGTCTGCTAGGGTACCGTTATTCTTAACGATTCCCTGGAATGCATCTGTACCAGCATAGAACTTCAAGTTAGACTTGATAGCACGATACTTACGTGGCATTGCAAGAATGATGTCCTGCATTACATCTGTTGTCCAGGCGTTATTAGCGACTGTTACAACTGACTCATGAGCATCTCCGTCAGTCTTTACACGGTTTACGAAACCGTTCATGATTGACAAGAAGTTTCCTGTTGCGCCATCTCCGTTGATTGCAAGGTCTTCGATATCATTACCGAAAGCGTTTGTCATTAGACGTACGATGTGATCTTCTAGTGCTGCACCTTCGATGTTATCTTCTAGTGCTTCTGCAGATACTTCCCAGTCAAGACGAATCTTCTTTGTAGTCAATTCAACCTTTGAGAATGTTGCACCTGCGTTTGTGTAATCGCCAACTGCTTGCGCTGCTGCACGAATAACACGCTCTCCGACGTTTACCTTTTCGAGTTCCATTGTATTGGCTCTCATTGTAACGCGACGGCCATCTTGGGCGAGAATGGTTGCATCCCACACGTAGTCAATAAAACGACGTGCTTGCTCTGGGCGTAGGATACCTGATCCAGCCTCACCTGAAGGGTTAACTGCATTTGGTCCAGATGTAACGCCTGATAGTGCTGTTGGGATATTTC